GGATTTGATATCAGTTCAGATCAGATATTGGCAAGAACTGGTGGTGTTATTGCAAACTCCAACACAGAACTTCTATTTGGTGGTGTATCTTTGAGATCTTTTGAATTTCAATGGTTACTGACTCCAAGAGATGATCGAGAAGCCCACAACATAAGAATGATTATTCGTGCGTTTAAGCAATGGTCTGCTCCAAGAAAAACTTCAAAATTAGTCTCTGGTGACAATCCTACACTAGGAGGCACAGGTCAAGCTGGAGGACCTTCTTACTTCTTAGGAACACCAAACGTGTTCAAACTTAAATACGAAACTGATGGTAACAAACCTATCTTGGGTATGCACCAATTTAAAGCTTGTGCTTTAACAGACATATCAGTAAATTATACTCCAGAAGGTCAATGGATGGCATATGAACGAGGTCAACCTACGGCATATTCTATGACACTCAAATTCAATGAATTAGAGCCTATATACAACACAGATTATCTGGGTGCAGGCGATACTCTGGATAATAGATTGGATACTAAAGGTAATGTTACTGGTGATTTAACAGCTGTCCAAACAGTCAATCAGTTTGATTCTAGCACTTCACAGATAGGATACTAATATGCAAGGTTATTTTTCTTACTTACCAGATTTACTATATGTCTCTAGATCTCCAGAAAGGAGTTCTAATGACGAGTATTCTCCTGTAAAGAATATCTTCAGAAGAGCAAAGATTCGTGATGATTTCGAGAATGTAGTTACTTCCTTCGAGGATTTCTATATCAAAGGCGATCTCAGACCAGATCAACTAGCATACAGTTTATACGGAGATCCTAGATTCGATTGGGTTATATTGATGGCAAACAATATAACAAAGGTGAGAGACCAATGGCCACTTTCAGACTATGATTTCAGAAAATACTTATTAGACAAATATGGTAGTGAAGAAGCACTATCAGAGGTGCATCACTATGAGACCCTACTATCTACAGATTGGGCTGGAAGAATTGTTGTTCCAGAAGGATTGAGAGTGGATTCTAATTTTGAACTTAAATATACTCAACTAAATTCAGAATCTCAAAGAGTCATTCAATATAGTGGAGGGCATATATTGAATGAACTTGCAACCATAGATGAAGCTGGTACTGCAAAGGATAGTTATGGACAAATAATTGGACACGCTAATGTACAACCTGTGTCTAACTATCAACATGAAGTGTCAGTAAATGATGCCAAAAGAAGAATCAGAACCATTCGACCATTGTATTTAAACACTGTTGTGAGTGATTTGCAAAGAGCAATGAAATATAAGAAATCTTCTCAATACGTCAGTAAAGTTATGAAGAAAGCTTATAACCCAAGACTGGGTGGGGGATAAAAAAAGGGGTCGTAAGACCCCTTTCTTATTGTTTACTCTTCAGCGAGTTTCTGGAAATAACTCAGTGCGTCGTCCTCTTCTTCATCTACGTCAGCAGATGCAGCAGTGGCACTTGCACGGAGGTTAGAAAGTTCTTCTTCAACAGTGTTGCCTCTACCTTCACTCAAGTCCTCAAGATCTTCATCTTGTACTTTGCGTGTAGGAGTTACAACTTGCTTGTTTCCGATAACAGTATCCAAACGTGCTTTGAGTTGTTCATATGTCTTGAACTGGTCAGGAGCAGTGAACTCACTAAGATCGTAGATCTTGTTGTAGATCTCTTCTAGTGCATCATCGTCATCTAGAAGTGCTTCTGTCTTACCAAACTCTGAACTATCATAGTTCCAGAATCCAGCAACCTGTTTGATCTTCAACTTGAAGTTAGCACCCTTCCAGAAATCGAATGGGTTGATTGCCTCTTCATCATCGAACTCAGGTTGCATTGCAGCAGTGATCTTATCAAAGATCTTCTTACCAAACTTATAGAGTTTAACTTGTCCTTCGTTCTCAGGATTACTAGAATCTTTTACGATATAGACGTTTGCATAGTAAGAAAGTTTACGCTTTTGCTTACGAGCAATATCTTTATCAGACTCACGACCACTGTTCCAGAGACTACGATTAAGTTCTCCAACAGGATCATCCTTACCAATAGTAGTTAGACTGTTCTCAATATACCAACCGCCTGTTCCTTGGAAAGCGTGACTCCAAACTTGAGTCCATGGCAGTTCACAATTAGCATGTGCAGGGAGGAATCGGATAACTGCGTATCCATTACCTGCTTTATCTACAGCTGGTTTCCAAAGACGTTCATCAGTATTGTTACCCTTCTCATTAAGTTTCTCAACCTTTTTCATCAACCTTTCGGTCAAAGAACCTGAGCGGGATTGTTTCTTTAGTGCAGCAAATGACATTTGTATTCTCCGTATTTTTGTATTGTAGGATTGTTTGTATTATACCAGATAATTATGTAATAGTCAATCTGGGATGTTTTCTTCCAACCTATCTAAGGTTAGAGTCAGAGTGTCAAAAAATTCTGAGATATTTTGACCTTCTTTTAGTCCCAAAAACTTGGCAGACTCTAGGATCTGCTCTTTCATCTCAATAGCATCAGGATCTTCCTTCTCTAGTTGCAGTCTGAACATAAAGTTCCTCTGCTTTTCGAGTAGTGTTCTCATCTTTTGAATGTGCAAAAGACCACCATCTACGGTAGGAGTTCTCATACCATTGATTGCCAGTCCTGACATGATATCTTCTTGTAACTCCTGTATCTCTGCCATGGCAGCTCTTACTGGAGCAGATCTAAAAAATTCACCCATCAATCGAATCTGATACTAATACTATTTATTTGTTTTGGATACCCACATAGGTAGGTATATTAGGGTAAAAGCACTACCCCAAAATGCTAGAAAAACGTATAAGTGACTACCTCTGTGGGGAGAAAATGCGAACCCTAAGGCTACAACAATTACCCAAACGTAGTCTACTATACCATGAAAGGTTTGCCAACCATCACCGTATTTTTCTATAAGATTGTCTCTTTGTTTTGCAGCCCAAGGCGAGACATGGCGCATCATCACGAATCCCTCATTGAGAAACATGATGGCAAATCCTATCCAGAATATCATAACGGTAACTTAGATCTAGAAGTACGTTTTAGGTAATTCAGTTCAGTTGCTTCCGCCTTTAATTTATCCTTGAGAGGTTTTGAGATTAATTTCCCAACTGACTCAAACTCAATATTATTCTCTTCACAATAACTAATGATTGCTTCAATATAATTGAGCTCGGTGTTAAGTACCAGTTGTTCAACATCAGTAGTGAACTTGTTCTGGTCGAGAAATTTCTCTTTTAGTAAGTCGTTAACTTCTTTCTCCATACTCCCCGAGCTTGTGGGTGACGAATTCTTTAATATACTTGGTAAGAAGTTTAATATAGTCACGTTTGTTGGTTTTTTCATAAACTTTCACATCTCCATTATCAGCAACCATTAAGGTCACAATCTTCTCCACCGCAATACCTGTCATTTCATAATACATGCAGGCGTAGGCAGTCTCTTGTACGAAGTAGTTTTCCAGCCACTTCTCTGGTTTAATCTTCTTAGATGTTTTGAAATCTATTACTGCTAACTCTCCATTGTATTCGGCAATACAATCAACTCGTCCAGCAATACCGAAGTACTCACTATATAGGGGTTTTTCCAATGCGTGAATATTATCTATATTATTCAATGAGTCTCTTGCTGCAATCCACCTCGCTTTAGTGGAAGGCAGAATATCCTTCATTGAATTGACATCTTGATTTAAGAGATACTTTTCAACCAGATCATGAAACTTAGTTCCCCTGTCGGTGGCAACCTTTGTGATCTTATTGGCTTCTTCCTCACCTACTTTCTCTCGCCAATTTTTGAATGTCTGACGATTATAGAAACTGGTTATAGAAGTAATAGAAGGAGCCTTCTTTCCACTCGGAAGAGTGTAATATCTGACTCCATCTATGGTATTGGCTTCTAACTCAAAATCACCAAGTTTATTCAAGTGGGTAAACATTATAAAGACAAAGCGAGTTTAGTAACCAAGTAGTTTCTTACGAGACCAGAGCGAACAATGTCATCTAAACCAAATTCAACTGTACCGAAATCATCTTCCATGATCTCAATGATACGTTTAAAATCTAGGATGCCATTCTTCTCATTGGATTTTGTAAGATCCGTTTGAGTAGAGTCACCACAAAATATAATTTTACAGTTATCTCCTACTCTTGTTATTATACTATCTAATTCATGAAAATTCAAGTTTTGCATCTCATCTACTAACACAATGCAATTATCAAGTGTTGTACCCCTGATAAATGATGTGCTCCAGAATGAAATAGTTTCTTGTGCTTTCAAATTACCGTATAACATTTCAAAGTCATTGTCTGAAGGCATTTCAAACATATACTTTACCATATTCTTATATGGAATCTGATAGAGTGATGACTTATCCTCATGGTCGCCTGGCAAGAAACCAATCTCTCTTGTGGAGACCAATGACCTAACAATATACACCTTATCATATGGTGTTGTTTCGTCAAGTACATCTTTCAGTGCTAAGTACAAACTGATAAATGTCTTACCAGTTCCAGCACATCCATATGCAAAGATATTCTTACCTTTGGCGTAGTCTTCAAATAAAATCTTCTGGTTATCTGTAATTGGTTCCACATCAACCAACATACCGTTGTTGATTGGTCTCTTCCTACGCATCTGTTTTGCAGTCATCCCAGCACCTACAGTGCTATTAGTGTTTCTTCTTTTTTTAGTTGACATTAATACCTCTGTTGGCTAAACGACCCTTGACTCCAGCTCCTTTTTCTGTTTTCTTCAGAATTTCTCCCCAGCCTGGATGTTTATTGGTGAGTTTGTCTCTCCACTCTCCAACTTCTCCCACGCCTGGAACTGTGGATGGATCTGAGTAATCCCTTGTCCAATCGGGATTATCCTCTTTCCATTTATCCCAGTCATGGACACTCATCTTTACATCCTTCTGTTCACCAGTTTTTATGTTGACTACAGGGTACGTTGCCATTAAGTTTGTTCTCCGTGAAGTGCTTCTTTGGCCTTTTCGGCAGTTTGTTTTACATTTTCAACTAAATCTTGGACAAGATTATTATTCCAACCAAGTGCTTCAGACACAATAGGAAACTGTTCTACAAAAACCTTTTTACAGGCTTCTGCAATATCCATATGTTCCTTTTGTGTGCCATGTGCAGATCTCAGATTAATATAATGAATCCATGAGCGGCATGATCCTGTCATGTAGATTCTTGTGGGCGTGGCGAGGGGAAGCACCATTCTAGCACATTCCTTTGCAACGCCTTCTTTCAACATCTGTTCATATAATGCAGTTGCAGAGTCAAACAAGGTCTTTGTCTGCAATTCCATTTTCTGCTTAATAAATGGATCAAGATCGTCAGTAGAGTTCTGACGATTCTTTGTATCCTGTCTCCTATATTCTGGAATCGGAATGACTCCTAATTGAGAACTATCAGCATATCTTTGTGAAAACTCTTGAAATGTGAAACTACGATGCCTCAAAATTTGAGCCGCTATTGCTCTAGTTGTTTCTATTTCTAAAGTCATGGTAGACTGTTCAAATACTGACCAATGTTGATGTTGGATACAATACTTGAGAAGTCCAGCAAACTTAGGATTATCTTGATTAGATGGGTTAGAAACTCTGGCAATATGTGCCATTGTTTTTTCTGCATCTGGTGTCACACTTACGAGTCCAACTGTCATAATTCTTCTATTTGATCGCTATACGTCACTTTTTGTTTTTCACCAGTGGGGGCATATTGTTCTAGGTCTGAATAAACTTCAGATTCAAGTGCCTCTACGAGTAATTTTAAATTCTTTACAATGAGTTTGAGTTTTGCTTTTTCCATGTTAGATGAAGTAATTAAGGTTAATTACGCACCTACGAAGGGTATCAGTCGGGGAGCATCCAGCATGTAAAGTATTTGAGTTAAATACTACCATCCTATTTGCTATACTGTCAACCTTTGTACCATCTTCAAATCGTGTGTAACCATCATTTGTATTTACATAATATATCGAAGTGATACAATCGTCAACATCTGTGTGAAGATCATATTCTTGCCTTTCGGGTGTTCTCATATTTAGATTGGCTTTGATCCTGACGATTGAGACAGGTTCCAACTCATTTATGAGTGGCATGAGATTGTAGAAGAAAGGACTTCTAGGTTCAAACTGTGCATAAAACACATGACAAAATTGATAATAACCATCATCAGGTGTATTCACACCCTGAGCAAACTGCCATTGAAACGAAGAGTCCTCCATCATCATTTTGCGGAGGACTTCATAATCATCTGGTTTTAAGAAATCATCAATTACCTTCAATTTCATTCGCTTCTTTCTTTAATTGAGACACTACTTTTTCAGTACCATCCATAGTGCGAATCTCAAAGAGACTGGATCTCATGTACT